TGATTTTATTATGGCAGGTAAGCTAGGTAGATTTCAAATGGTTCAGTTTACTGGATGGAAAGGCTTGACTAAGGATAATTAGCTCGCTTCTATTTATCAAAGAGCACCTCAGCCAGTATCTGACTTTATGGTACAACTTTTAGCTCTATATAGAGGTAAGTCTCTAGAGAGTGAGTTGGCTAAGTATCCAACTAAAGAGTTTGATACAGATGATGAGTTCACATGGCATGTGATTGGAAGTTCCAGAAGAAATATTCCTCTGATTGAGGCTAGATATGAGGACGGAACAGTAGTTGATGGTACTAATAAGGGTGGTGAGAATGCTGGTATTGGTACAGCTCCATTCTATCTTGTATTTGGTGAGGACTGGTTTGCTGATGGTGAGGTTCTATTTGGTAATCTCAATGAGGTATATCCAATGAGAGTTCTTGGTGATGCAAGAATGGAAGGCACCAATGCAGTCTACAAGGTAGAGCTTATGGGTGGTATCACTGAAGGTATTCCTGTTGAGAGACTTATGAATGGAGAGAGATTCTCTCATGAGTTTGCTCCAGTTGAAAGAGAGCTTTCTAGAAAGGTTGGTGATGTAAGATTCACTGCTCCTGTTGCTATGAGAAATGAGTGGACTACACTTAGAAAGCAATATAAGGTTCCTGGTTCAACTATGTTGAATAAGAAACTTGCTTGTGGTGTTCCAGTTGTTGACAAGAATGGTAACAAGAAAGTTGCGACAATGTGGATGCCTTGGGTAGAGTGGCAATTTGAGCAAGAGTGGTCCGATGAGAAGAACTCAGCACTTATGTTTGGTACATCTAACAGAAACCAAAATGGTGAGTATCACAATATTGGTAAGTCTGGTGAGGTTATCAGAATGGGTGATGGTCTGTTAGCACAGATGAAGTATGGTAATACATACTACTACAATGATTTCTCTCTGAAGATGCTTGAGGATGCTCTTTATGAGCTTTCAGCTGCAAAGCTTGACTTTGGACAGAGAACATTTGTTATTAGAACTGGTGAGCAGGGTGCTATCCTATTCCACAATGCTGTCAGAAACTCACTAAGTGGATGGCAGGAATTCCAAATCAATGCAGATAATCTTGGAATGGTGAGAAAGACTACTTCTCCTCTTAACAAGAATGCATTGGCTGCAGGATTCCAATTCACTGAATTCTCTGCACCTAATGGTGTAGTTGTTAAGCTGGAAGTTGATAACTTCTATGATGACCCAGTAAGAAATAAGCAGCTTGATGCTAATGGTCATCCAGCAATGAGTTCTAGATTTGATATTATGTACATTGGTACAATGGATCAGCCTAATATCTTCAAGTGTGCCCTTAAGGGACATCCTGAGTTCAGAGGCTTCCAGTGGGGTCCATTTGCTAATCCTTTCACAGGAGACACTAATAATATGAGTGCTTCATTTGATGAAGATGCAGCAGTAATGCATAGAAAGACTACACTTGGTGTATGTATTCTTGACCCAACAAGAACAATGTCACTGATCCCCGCAAATCTAGAGGGTTGATAATAATTTTTAATATTTAATATGGTAGTGGGAGGAAACTCCCACTATCAATTAAATTTATAGGGAGAAATAAATATGGCAAAGAAAAACGTAGAAGTGAAAGAAGAAGAGATGGATTTTACCATTGATACCGAAGAGGTTAAAAATGCAAGTGCAGTTAGTCAGCCTGTACAAGAAGTTCCTGAGACGAGAAAGGATAGAGTAAATGTAGCTAGCAGAAAGAGGGATACTGATACTTTAATTTGTTGCTTATAGAATAGATTGGTTCAAGTTAAGTTTATTCCCCAACCTGGAACTATTAGTAATCCTAAGCATGTACTTTATGGAGGAATGGCTGAGAGATCTGTATTTACAGTCACAGTTCCAAAGTTAAGGTCCGGTACTTATAAGAATGTACTTACTGATGATGAAAAAGATTACCTTGAGGCAGCTATGGGACTTGAAGTAGGAGCATTAAATGTTTATAATAAGCATGAT